TTACCACCATTTGCTACATACGCTTCAACGAGTGCAGTCTGTTTCTTTGTTAACTTTCTTAGTGCTATGTTTGTCATATTAACTCCAACTGTAGCCCCCCTCTCCCTCTCTCCCCCCATGTTTAGCACATCAATTATACCCTGTGTCAACGCACAAAACAGATGTTGGGCGATTAACAGGCTATCGTGAACGGAGCCTAAAGTCTCCGCCCTTCGGGCTTCTATCCTGATCGCGGTGCTTGTCTCTTCTTCTGCGCTGAACACTAGCCGTTTGATCGGCTCTACAAGGATGCTTGAACTATGTTCGTCGGTGAACAACATTACATGGCAACTTGCCTTCAGCAAGTTGGCTACACTTCATGTTGCTCAACGAGAACAGAGTCCTAGTAGCATCCTTATTCGCAGATCAAATGTATTAACATACACACACATGAACCTCCGTGCGGATTCTGCCTCGCTTCGCAACATAAAATACAGTCCGTCAACCCCACATGCTCATTCACAAGTGTTCATTTGCGCGTGAGGGGTAATGGGATTATCAATTTTTCCTTTAGAAAAATGGTCGCTATGCTTAATCCCAATGACTGACAGTATTTTCCGTGCATATGTATTGGCATATCCACAAGGTGGTCTTGTGTGAGTATTAATATAAGAGGAAAGACAATGTATACATTAAATAGATTACCATACAAAGAAGGTATATCAATAATAGAGCTAGAAGAAATAGCTACATACGAATCATTTGATAAGGCACAAGATGTAGCCGATGCGCTTGATAAGATACACGAGCTAGATCATTTCTTCGTAATAGAAGAACAAGAGATAGTAATAATATAAAGATATAAGAAGTTCGCCTGCCCCGATGACTAACAATAGTCAAGGGTTCCCTTTGGCTTGCGCCCTTGACTATCATTAGTCTTCGGTGCTGGCCAGAGATATAAGAAACAGTAATATATAAAGGATATATACAATGACTAATTTAATCACAACAATGACTGAAACATATGTAAACAATACAGAACTATTCAACAACAGACCTACGCTATCTGACAAAGATGGTTGGTACAACGCAGATAGCATGACCTTTTTGCGTAAGATGAAGTTACAACAAGAGATACGTTTCTTGGAGTATTGGATACCACGTCAAGAACGTAGGCTCGATCAGCAAAAAGGTTGGGTATCACATTGGGCAAGACGCCGCAATGGTGACGAGATCTCAGAGAATAACTACCAAGCATCATTGGCTCAGGCAAAGGCTGACCAATACAACGTAGAGTTTCTTCAAGCGCAGCTAGATGATGCACAGTTAGCGTATCAAGCAGAAAACGAAGAGGTATATACAACTGTTACTAACTCTAACGTTGCACCAGATGGCGCACCCACAGAGATAGACTCAGAGACAGCGCAAGATCTAGCCTCGCTAGGTATTACGCTTTGATAAAAGATATAATCATAGGCTTGGTCATGGGTATAACCCTTGGCCTTGCCTTATTTATTGGTGTGTACTTTTAGAAGACACGCCAAGGAATTGTTTGCACTGCGCGTGTGCTAGTGCTAACATACTGAATAGAAATGGAAAACATAATGGAGAATCAAATGAAAAAAGAAACGATGTTTAACACACCAGATTACGAGGCGTTAGATTATTTATTTAACACTGTATACAAGCAGATCGTTGCATCAGGTATGCTAGCTGATAAATACATAGAAGATAATGATTGTGAATTGTCTAAAGAAATTAAAGAAAGCAATCCGTTCTCAATCATATCACTAATGCAAATTAAAAACTTTATAGTGGAGAAGCACAATGAAACACACGCAGCTAATTAAATTTATGCGTGAAGACTTAGGTCTTCAAGGCTACTCATATAAAGTATTAAAACTTGTAATGAAATGTAGCTCATCAGTTATTGCTGAGAAGATTGATCATCATCTTGCTCAAGAAATTATACATCAAGATGGTGAGCGTAGCTTGCATCATGCTTATCAGCGTGAAGCATTCATGAATAAAGTAGCGGCTCAGTTCTTAGATCTGTATCCGAATGAAACAATAGAGGAGTATTACCCATGATAGAAGTATACGATTGCTTCCAACGTACATGGTGGAAAGACAATAGCGATTGGCCTGATGGTTTAGAACCACATGCTGGTCGTAAGAATTTCTATTTCAAAAATGAAATAGGTAGCGAAACACACGCCTTCTTTACTGAAGAGGAGGCTGTGGATTTTTGCAGACAATGGAACGACACGCATGATGCTGGTCGATATAGCTGCAAGGCAGAGTACCAAGTAAGAGGAACAGGGAGATAACAATGAACATAACTATTATGAATGTAAGTAAGGTTACACAGGTGCGTAAAATCTTTAAAGAATTTACTGCACTTGAGCTTAAGATAACTGACACTAAGGGCAATGATGATTATATAACAATGCACTTTGATAATAATAAGCAGCTTAAATGGGAGGCAAAGTCAGATGAAGAACACAATTAAAACACCGCCGATGACACGGCAGCACTATGAATTTATAGCAGATCTGATGGGGCCAATGGTTGCTTGGCCTTCGCACCTCATTGACATTGCAAATGCATTAGAGAAATCTAATCCTAAATTTGTACGCAAGAAATTTCTTGATCGAGCAACCAAAGCATGGGAGGATAATCAAAACATAGGAGAGTTAGATGACACAATTCCATACTGAAGTTGCAGCTAAGTTTAATGATTGTCCTGAGTGTGATGGTACTGGCGTAGTAGTATACTCCAGCCTCAACGATGACATACCATTAAGATCGTGCAGTAACTGTAGCGGAAAAGGCTACGTTGAGATGGATGAACTTGACTGGCTTGATTGATTGCTGCATAACCGCAGTATGATACAAAGTTACTGGCAAATTATACAAGACAAGCATAAGGAATTTAATATTCCTTTGCATAAAGTATTCACCAAGGCAGGTCTGCCCACATCAACGTACTATCGTACATTAAATGGCAGCACTGAATTGAGATATGATACCGCAGTTAAAGTTATGAGAGTGATGGAACTTATGGAAGGTGCGTATCCCACAAGCAGGGACAAGCGTAAACTAAATGCAAAAGTTTCCAAACTATAAACGTGATACATATGTAACAACATCTTATGATGAAATGATTACAAGCCTGATTGATAGACGCAATCAATTAGGTATGTCACAAGAAGGGCTTGCATTTAGTATAGGATGTACGCCATCATTGATTCATAAGTGGGAGCAGTACAAGCGAGTTCCCTCAGGTTTCATGTTCGCTTGTTGGGTAGAAGCACTTGGCTGTCAGATCGAAATCAGCACGAAAGATATTAAATAATCTCACGTATCCGTGTGATGCATGTAATAATCGTACTGAATTTTTTGTTCAGATCATGGCAACAACAAGTCCAGCTACATATCATACAATATGTATGACCTGTTATGAGGAGCAGACATGGCAAACAAAAATAAGTCTAAAGGAATCTACCACGAAAAAAGATTCTGCGAATGGCTCGACAAAATCGGCATCGAAAACTACCGAGTCCCACTCTCAGGTGCGCTCGGAGGAGAGTGGAGTGGTGACATCCACGTCACACTGGGCGGACGAAAGCTGGTAGCCGAGGTAAAGTACAGAGATAAATCTAATTTCCCTAGTCCATTTACTGTACTGGATGGCAGGGACATAGCCTTCTATAAAAGAAAGACAGGCAAACCACAGTCCCTGGTCATTATGCCAGCGGAATTATTTGAACACTTACTAGGAGAGACAAATGGAAAACCAAACGAAGATGATTAAAGCACACCTTGATCAAGGCAATTCTATCACAGCAATAGAGGCATTGGATATGTTTCGCTGCTTTAGGTTAGCATCACGCATGCATGAGCTAAAAGAAAGTGGCTATCCTTTTATAAAAGAAATGGTTAAGGTAGATAGCGGCAAGTCTGTTGCTTGCTACACAAAAGTAAACCTCTAGTACGGCTCATGATACTAGAGGTTCAACAGTAAGAGGACATTAAGAAATGGAAAGACCTAATGTACGCGGACATATTACTACGAGATGTAATTGATTGGCAAGTAAACAATCCTAATGCTAAATATATTTTGATTGTGCTTGCACGTTACACAGATTTAAATGGTGAATGCTTCCCAAGCATACCAACTTTAGTCAAGACTACTGGCCTTAGTAGAAGTACAGTCATACGTGCTATCAACTGGTGCATAGATAATAATTATATAACAAGAAAGTCTGGACGCACTGGCGTAGCTAGTGTGTATAGATTCAAACATTTAATGGAGGAAGATATGAAGAAGACCAGTGTCACACAGACACCCCAAGTTATATCTAATGTAATAGATATTAATAGTAATAGTAATACTACTTGGAGTGTCACACAGACACCCCCCTTCGATGCGTTCTGGTCTGTGTACCCACGCAAGATAGCAAAGGGACACGCTCGCAAGGCATTCGATAAGGCATGTAAGATTGCAGATCCAATTGCAATTCTTACTGCCGTTAAGAAATTTGCTGATGCTACTCAAGGCACAGACAAACAGTTCATCCCTCACCCTACGACATGGCTCAATGGTGAGAGATGGGAAGACGACATCGAGGATGTTGCACCTAGCAGCAGAACCAACACAGATTTCTTAGATGAAATCATTAATGATATGACGTATAAAAAATTAGCCATAGATAAGGAGTAACATATGGACTACAACCAACGCACCTCAATGATAGGTAACTGGCTACAGGGTATCTTAAAACGCTACACGCCACCATCTAGCATGGATCGTGACACACTCGGACAAGAGTTGCAGCTTATTGTCGAGGACATTAACAATAATATACCATCAACATTCGAGAAGGTAGACTTAGAAGTCGTACTAAAAAAGATCGATGGTCACGTCCGACAGTATCAAGCTTCTCGTACGTGGCCGACAATCAAGACGTTTGTTATGTCAACGAAGACAGCTGTCGACGAATACTCGCGCAATACAGAGAGCTTGAAGGTGACATCACAGAGCAAGCTCGACTCAGCTATACTCATGGTCAAGCGAATCAAAACTGGCGGCGCAATACCAGAGTGGATACTTAACCCTGACTCTATCTATCGACAGCGACTGCTGCTTGACACAGATCTTGTCGAGTCTGACTTCAATAAATATCTTGATCCTACTGCAACAATGCAGTAGACAAGTACATATAAGAGGAGAATAAAAATGGAACGTAAAGGATTTATTGGCGGCAGTGATGCTGTCAAAATAATGAACGGAAACTGGTATGAGCTATGGCAGATTAAGACAGGTCGCATAGAGCCAGAAGATTTGTCACACAAGGTAGCAGTACAGATGGGTATTACTACTGAGGACATGAACCTTAGTTGGTTTGAAAAAGAGTACAGCAAAAAAATATTAGAGAAGCAAGACAAGTACACACGCACACACAATGGCGTGCCGTATGTAGGTACGCTTGATGGTGTGCTTGAAGATACCAATGATCTTGTTGAGGCCAAGCATACGTTTGCACACAATACATTAGACAAGGTGTGTGACTACTACATGGCACAGGTGCAGCTGTATCTATGGCTATCCAATATGGATGGTGCATACATGTCAGTATTCTTTGGCAACAACAGGTGGGAATGTGCATACGTTAAGAAGCATGACTCATACATAGGTGTAGTGCTTGATGCTTGCACAGATTTCTGGGCGCACGTTGAGAGTGGTGATGAACCTATCGGACACGATCAACCAATAGCATCACCTATCAATCAGATACCTGTAGATGATATGATTAAACGTGACGCAAGTTCGGACAATCACTTCACATATCTAGCACAAGAATACCTAGAGTTTGAACCTGCAGCCAAGTCATTCGAGTCAGCTAAGAAAGATCTCAAGGCTATAGTTGCAGACAATGAACGTGAGGTATACTCAGATCTATTAACCATACGCCGTGATAAACGTGGCGCATTACGCATTAGCAAGAGGAGTAAGTAATGGACAATTTAAATATATGGAACAAGCTATCCAAGTCAGACCCCAAGTATCTGAAGAAGGTTAGCTTCGGGTCGCGTAGCTTTACAGCTATCGATCCGCAATACCAAGTACGCATGATGACTGAGCAGTTCGGCCCAGTTGGTGTGGGTTGGGGATGGCAGTCACACACAGAAATAGTGCAGCTAAGTAATGGCGATGCCAGTATACTAGCACACATATCTGTTTGGCATGGCGAGCAAATGAATATGTTCGGCCCCTTTACTGGGTGTCGTAAGTTCTTCGATGCAACCAAAGGCAGACTAGCCGAGGATGCACCTAAGATGGCTGTCACTGATGGCCTAACCAAAGCCTTATCACATCTAGGATGTAACGCTGACGTGTTCCTAGGTGAGATGGATGGCAATAAGTACGCTGCAGATAGCGGCAAGAAACCTACTAGCGGTAGCTGGTAATAATTAAAGGAGCCAGAAGCATGGCATATGATAACACAAATACAGGCGCAGCATTTAAACCTTTCGATAGCATGAAGATGATATTGCAGGGCAAGATAAACCTAGAGGGTAATGATCGTAAGGTCGTACTCGTAGCAGATACAACCAAGAGTGGCATGAAGATCATTGAAGTTTATCAGAAGGTAGGTGTGTTGTTTGAGAACGACAAACGTGGTAATGATAATGCCCCAGATTATTCTGGGCCAATGGAAGACTACGCTGCAAGAACACAAATGCAGATCGCTGGCTGGAAGAAACAGAAGGATGATAACAATTATCTTTCTATGCAGATCAGTCAGAAACATGGCGGTCAACAACAGGCACAACAGGTTAGCACTGCTCACCTCGATGTCGATGACGACACCATACCATTTTAATTAACAGGGGCGAGCTTCGGCTCGCTCACACACGGAGGACTTATGACTGTACCAATCACACCAGAACTAATTGAACGCATCAGATTCTATGCAAATAATGGCATGACTAAATCACAAGCCAACAGAATCTATGGCATACCACGCCATGCAATCAGGGTGGCTGTTGAACGATACGATGTAAAGTTTACAACAGGCTACACGACAGGCGTTGAGCGTGCGTTTAGAAATCAAACAGACAAAGAGTATGAAGAGAAGGAGCTAATCTATAAGTCAACTGTTCAGCGCAACAGGTATGACCAGTACAAAGAGATACTCAAGACTGCAAAGACAGCAGCAGAAAGAAAAGAAATTACCTATGGGTTTGTGCTACATGAGTTTGAATTGACTCAAGCTGCAAAGAATAAACGCACACCATTACCAGGATTTAATTCAAAATTTTCTAGCCAACCAAGGATAGCGGATCTTCTTCGTGCGGAGCATTAAGCTCCGCCAGAAAGATATATACTTAAACGCCAACGTGTGCAATCCAAGAATGTATTTTCTTTGTCTGTTCCATACGATCATCAAGCCCATGCGTGCCGCCATTCACACGCTTGGTGATGCTAGTAATAACTGAATCATTCACACCATCATCAGCCATTTTAAACAAGCCATTGGATTCAAAGAACCACATGGCAGATTCAAATGCATACTCAGTAGCAACAAGATCAGGGTCAGTCATCACATCAGGCAACCCCATGTCACTAGCAAAAGCTCTATAGTTTGCCTTGCCTGTCAACTGGATGAAGCCGCGCCCGACCCACAACGCCCCTTCATTATCTCCATTGCCCATGCGATTAGAGTACACCTTGTTAGCTAGTGCCTCTGGGTTACGCGCATAGGGTGCAGCCGATTCCATAGTTGGAAATCTTTTAGGCCACACGCGCATCATAGACTCAGCAGAATAATTAAGATTCTCTCTGGTTAAACGAAACATACCTGACTCATGTGCTGCTTGACCAAGCAGGTGTGCGCCACGCTTACGATTCAAACCAAAGTAATCAACGATTGCTCTCGCTGTGTTGGGCCCGAAGTTACCATCAGCTGTTGCACCGATACGATCCTGCAATATCTTCATAGCTTCAGTCATTTTTTAAATCCCTTCATGGTACGGATACCAAAGCTTGCAGCAATACTTGCATACAACGACCATTGAAACCACTGCGGTGCGGCTTCGAGATTAGCAAAGCCCTCCCTCATATAGGGCTGCAGCGGTGGAACAAAGGAACACCCAACGATTGCAATGAAACACACAGTCCAAGCTTCATCCTTCCAAGAGTTGTCACTTGCTTTGATAGCTGCTTGCTCCCAACTAATCTCACCAGTTGCAATCTTCATATTAGTTTCAGCTTCTGCTTTCTTCACAGCAGTCTTACCATCAATGTAACTACCAGCTAGGTCAGCTACCTTACCTACTAAACTAAGTCCAAGCATATTACTTTCCTTTCGTAAACGCTGACGCTCCAAAGAACGCAGCCACTATGCCAGCAACACTGACAAAATACACACTTGCCATGCTGCCGAGTATCTTAGCAGCCTCAATCAAAGTCAAGAGATCTGCTAGCACCACCGCCAAGGGGTATAGGAGCATCCCTGACAGGGCAAACCATGTCATCTTGCGCTGTGCATCCCTTTGAGCGTCTTCATCCTCTAGGCGACGCTTACGATCCTCGTACTCAAGTGCATCCCACTCTGCTTTATCTATTGCGCCATCACCATTGACATCAAATTTTTTAAATTCATCCATGTTATTCTCCTAATCAGCCAGAGGATTATCCAATGCCCTCTGTAATTTATCCATCAACTTATCTTCAAGGTCTTTCATCTCAGCATCTTGATTTGATCGCAAGCGTTCACGTTGCGATTCGAATCTAAGATCTGCTGCATCTATCATAGTGCGTACCTTCTCTTCTGTCTTACGCACCAACGACTCAGTACGATCTGATTGCTGCTCAACCCTAAGAAGATCATCACGTAAATTATTTTTAATGTCGCGTGTGTACTCAACTGTTTGTTGTACCTGCGCATCCATCAAATCCATTTGCTGTTGGTATTCTCCTAGGTCTAAGCCAGCTACCTCTTCTATCTTCTGGTACATAACGAACCCACCATACAGGCCAGCAACTACAGTAGATATAAATGTTATGATTGCAAAGACAGACGCAGCTGATAGCTTAAAGCCACCAGCACTTACCTTCTTATCAGCAAGACTATCAAATTCTGTTAGGTCTACCATCAGTTCTCAAAGTCCATATCATCCTGTAAATTTTTAAGCTGCTCTAATTCATCACGCAACTTTTGTATCTCTAACCTACGCTGTGCTAACTCTACTTGGTATAGATCATCACAGTTAATACGAGACTTAGGTTTGTCTAGCGGTATAACTATACGTGCATACACACCAATGTCTTTACCTCTGCTGCTTGTTTCTAATCCAGACAGCACACCAGTAATACCATACTCAAGGTTAACACCACCACCTACTGCATTGCTACATCGCAAGTTGTTTGCTTGAAAGCTATCAGATTGTCCATTGATAGGTGGGCTAGGCAATGACAACCCAAGAGAACTATTGTCTGCACATACGCTACTTGCTAATAAATAAAAAATTACTGCAAGTCTCATGCTGGCATCCCATCCAATCGTGAGCAAATCCTAGAAGATACTAATGTTTTATTTTCTCTCTGCCTTCTAATCTTAGAGGTAGTACACACATACACCGCTTCATCTAAGTCTGACTCACGTATATATACACTAAAGTTCTTACGTTCTTTGTATCCTACCTTGATGATTCGGTACACAGCAGAGAAAGGAATCCTGTCCCAGTTCAAATCATATAGACCTATCTCATAGTAGTTAATCTCTTCCCTTGAATTAAACAAAGACAGATCAACCTTAACCACACCAGTAACATGTGATGGTTTTACTATAGGATAGGCTGGTGTCATCTCATGTGCAGAGACAGCAGTTGCCCACCCTAGAAATATAAGTACCTTACTTAGCAATGCAGCTAGCCTGTACTACTGCAACATATGTACCCTGTGGAAATGGTTTGGCTGAACCATATACCGCAGATGAAGCAGTGCTAAACCATGTAGATCCAGCAAGCGTAAGATTAAACTTTGATGTATTGCCTACTAATATTTTAGCATCATTGTAAGCAGACATACCTGACGCAGACATTTTTGTAACAGTTGTACTGCCTGTCCATACCAATGTATCTGTTAATGTAGGTGAAGAACTAAACGATGTTGGGTGCGTTATGTTAGCTGTGTAGCTATCAGCTAGGGATACATCAAACCTAATCACAGGCAATGCACCACCATCAGAAGGTGTTGTGCTTAACTTACTAGCTATGGGGTTGCCATACACACCAGCTTTATCTGTTTGTATTATACATTTAGCTGCAACATTACCTGTAATTTCTACGTTAGCGTATGCTGGTAATGCACAGAGTGAAAGTATTGCCAAAGAATATTTCATATTAACCTCATTTGTTGTATTGCATATCAACCATTTGTTCATGCAGTATCTGTTGTGCTAAGTTATTGCGCAAGGCTTTCTTGTTATCAAGTATTTCTGAATCAGCAAGACCAGCAGCGTCAGCATATACACCACCATTGATAGATGCATTGTAGTACATAGCTAGATTAGTCTGTTGATTAATAGCCATGATAATATCATCTTGTCCTTGTGCTTTGAATAGAGTCAGCGCATTGGCAGATGCAGTTAACCCCATCTCAATTCTAGTTTCTTCTTCTTCCTCTTCTTCACTAAGAATAAGATTGCCATCTTCATCATACTGAAACTCATCAGTTTCTAATGTTTCAATTACAGCATCATCCTCTAGTGCATCATAGACTACAACCTCTGGTAACTCAGGCATAGGCTTTACATATCCAGCGCAAGTAGGATCAGACTGTGGGTCAAAGCATCTATCTATTCTGTAGTTGTAAATAACAACAGCATCCTTAACGCTGCCATTTCCCTCTACCTCAATAGATCCTGTACCCCAGCTTGTTGCTGGTATGTTGCTAAGATTAAAAGACTTTACGATTGTATTGCTTGGCACACCTGACCAATCATCTGTCTCTCTGAATATATAACCGCTGCCGTTTGCATTCTTATTGCCAACGTGTACCAGCATATCATCTTCAGTGTTCTTTACTGTGGTGTACCTATAGATCAAACCATTTATATCTATGCCAGATGCATCAGGCAGCACACCTGTCATGCTCCAGCTTAGTGAACTAGATGCAGCGTTACCTGTAGCCCCATAACTATAGGGATCAGAGTGCAAGTAAGAAGGCAAGAGTGCTAAAGATAACACCCAAACCAATTTTTGTTTCACCATTTTTATCAAAGACTCTCTTGATTACATTGTTTTGATCACGCTCGATCTCTTCTTTAACTGCTTCCATCTCCCATGCTAGCCTAGCTTTATCACCCACCAACCCATCCTTGGGACAGGGCGTCCCTGCATTGAGCATGGCTTCAAACACTCTTTCGTCCTGACACATTACAGATACGGCTGCAACTTTCATCCCCATATCGTACATGGTTTTGGCGTTCTTTAATTTTTCACAATTCATATCTCTAACAGTACGACCAGCAGAGATACCAAGTATCTGTGTCTGCACAGCACCAGCAACACCGACAGTACATAAGTCAGAGTTACTTGCGCTAATCTGGGGAGAAATTGCAGAGGGTGGTGGACTATTAATTGTAGTATCCATCGACCCATCAGAGGTTATTGTGCTGTTAGTGTCAGTGTAGATTGTGTCATCAGCAGCAAGACTGCTGCCGATTAAGATAAACAAACCAATTAATATTGTTTGTAACATGTTACATTTTCATTAGTACCGCAACGAGTAGGGTTAGTATTGCTCCTGTTGCTGCAATCATAATGCTTTCCATACGTTTAACTCGACCAAATAGATCTTTAAATTGTATCTTAACTTCTGTTTTAATTGCAACCACTTGCTTTTCTAATTCGTCAAGCCTGTCATGCGCAGAAGATATAGTTCTTTTATTCATCTGTACTTTCTTCCTTTAAGGAATCTCCAAGCATTTTAACAAACGCTTCTTTTCCTACTTTAAGTTGGTCTAAGTTAAATTCTGCCGACCCAATCTTTTGCTGCAAAGAATTAATATGGTTAATAATAGTTTTTTGCGTGTCAGTTAGTTGGTCTTCAGTGTAGTCTTTATCATCAATCGTAATAACCTTTTTATCTTCAGCCATTTTGATCTCCTTTAGTTAAGTTAAGTTATTCAGTTACCCAAGGCATACCAGTAGCAGTAGTTGGGTTAGCAATCGCATCAATCTTACTAGCGATAGCGGCTTCAGTAGCATCTTTGTCTACTTGTTCGTGTACCCACTCTAAGACTGCCGCTTCAGTTAAGTCGTTGTAAGCAATATAGTCATCATCTGATGGGTCAGGTGTATGCGATGTAGTGCCATAAAAACGAGAGGAGTTTCCATCTGCGTCTGTTCCTAAACAGTACCAATGACAGGTAACAATCCCATCATTAGAAACATTTCGTTCCATGTTAGCTATCGACCAAGTGTAAGTTATAGACATATCTTTATCCTTTTTGTTTATGCGTTTTCTAGGGTTGCGATACGGGCTTCGAGTGCATCGTTCTTTGCTGATAGTTCTTGTATTGCTTTGACTAATGTAGGAATTAAGTCTTGGCTTACTGCTTTGTAAGGTTCTTCGCCTTCGGGTGGTTCGTCTTTCCATACACCAACAAGGTCTGGGAAAACCTCCTCAAACTCTTGGGCAATAAACCCACGATCATCTTTTATGTCAGCTCCCTTACCTTCCTTCCAATCAAACTTACGAGGCCTGAGTTCCATAACCTTTGATAAACCATCGTCTAAGTCTCGTATGTTTTCTTTAAACCTTTGGTCTGATATTGCTTGAATAGTATTAGACGTCGCATTAATTTTTCCACCCCAGCCAACATAGAACCTCCATGTGTTAGCACCTGTTGACCACATTGTAATACCTTCGTCTGAGCTGGTACTTCGGTTACTAACTGTTGATATGGTTTTTGCGTTTGACCCTATCCTAAATTTAACGCCTTCATCTGTGGATGAATTAGGATTAGTACAACCAAACATTGTATCGCCTGAACTATTTACATACACCCCAGGATTACCATTCCCATCAGCCAGCACGATGTTGTTGCTTGAGGTGCGGATGTCTAGGCCGCCTTGGTTGCCGTTGTAGCCTCCAATAATAGTGTTGTAGTTTCCGCCATCCATATAATAACCAGAAGACCGACCTATGAAAATATTACCCGTCCCACCTGTATTATCGAAACCTGCCTCATGCCCATAATAAGTATTAAAGTCACCGCCTGTATTTCTCCATCCAGCACGATAACCCGTGTAAGTGTTGTAATGTCCTCCATTAGTTTGATTATACCCAGCTTGATAACCAACCGCTGTGTTGTGGGTTGCGGTATTAGAGTTTAACGCCTGTTTACCAACGCTGACATTGCCTGTGCCGTTTTCTATTTCAATAGTGCCTGATAGGTGTAGGTCTTTGAAACGTGAGGAATGAGTTCCTAAATCTGTAGTACCGTTAGTGTAAGCTCCGTTTTTATACGGGTTAATATCATCTGTGCTAAAGTTTAAACCGCAGTGGCTTGAGTTTCCTGAAATTGTTAGGTTGTCTGTATTATCAACCCCAATACTACCTACAGGTGCGCTGTCTTTGTAAAACACAGCAAGGTTGCCATCTGAACTAAGGCGGTTTACATTTAATGGTTCAAATCCAGACCTTGTAAAACTTCCAAAACCAGATTCTCCTAAAGTTATACCAGCAGTAGCAAGGGCTGTAGTAGTCTTACCCACCAACACGTTGCCTGACGAGTCGATGCGCATACGTTCACCACCTACGCTACCGTCTGAACTAGACCCATCAAACTGTAAAATACCAGCAGTAGAAGTATT